CGCCGAGCCGCTCGAACGCTTAAAATTTTCGTGGTAATTTTCTGAATAGATGGAATTCGTACAGGTGAATTTATATGGTTAAAGGTGTTCGTCGATCTTATCGGCAAGATGTTGAGTTGGCGACTGTGGACCTGACTACGATGCACCACGTTTCCATTGCGACAGGATTGGACAGTAGTGAGGTATCCGGATTGTTGCCGAAGGGTCGTGAAGCACCCGTCAAATTTGTGGACCGCGTGAAGTACCTGTTTGGTGTCTACAAATCGAAAGCGGTGGCTGCTGACTCGTTGAGTGCCGATAGAGCACGAGATCATGATTCCGCGTATCAGAATCTACGGAAGACTCGACTACAGGCTGAAAAGCTGGAACACGAGTTGAAGGTGAAACAGGGTCAGTATGTCGCGTTGGATGACATACAGAGGGATTTGGCGCAGGTGTCCCAGGTGGCGGCTAAGAACCTGGATGGACTGCTTCCGAAGATTCAGTCGTTAGTGCCAAATCTTCCGGCACACGTGAGCGATCAGATCGAGGACGTGATCGCCAAGTGCCGGAATGGGATCGCTGGTGTGGAGTTAAGGAATGAGAATGAGGATGGAGACTAGACGCTCAAAAAATGCACTGATGGCACTTTGAGGGTCCAGGTGTATGAAACTATCCTTGAGTTGCTGATTGCAATTCTGAATTGTTTTGATTGCGGATTCTGAATGCTTTCAGTCGCAGGGTGTTGAATTCAAATCTCAAGCTGGTCAACTTGACACCTATTCGATATTGTTCGTAGGTGTCGGAGGCGATGGTCAGCTCGCGTTGAAGCTCATTGATCTGGTGCTTGAGAACGATTAGTTTGTTGTGCATGAGGGTGTTCCATTTCTGAGGGTGTGATGTTGTTTTGAACGAGAGTTTCCAGTAGTCTTTGCAAGATGACCTTAGCTCCCTTTGGTGGCACTGCCATGCCAATTTGACTTTTGACTGATTTCTTACTGCCAACGAAGTTGTAGGTGTCCGGGAAGGTTTGGATCCGTGCGTATTCGCGATTGGTCAGCGTTCGATTTTGATTCCAGTGATAGAGTTTGGATGATGTTGCATCGACAGTTGGAGATGGTTTGTCAGGTCGCAGTTTCTTTTCCTGATTGCTTCTGAAATGTGGCTTGACGTTGAGGTGTCTAGGGAAGTAGGCGCATCCTTGTTGAACAGTGTCACCAGGTCGCAGGTGTTTGATGATTTCCACTTTTCGATCAGAGTGTTTCACGACTTCCTGGTGCGTTGCCCAAGAGGGTATTCGGTCCAGTGCTTCGGCAGCCGTGATAACTGGGTAAGTGTCCGTTGCAAACAATCCAGTTGGTTCGGGATGTTGGAAGTGCATTTGTACATCGCTGCGGATTCCAATCAAGATGATTCTCTGGCGGATCTGTGGAACACCAAATTCATTGAACTTGTAGATTTTCTCACTGACTCGATAACCAGTTTGTTTTAGATCCTGGATGATTTGCTGGTATGCTTTTGGGTGTTGCTTTAGTCCACTGACGTTTTCAGCGAGAAAGCATTTTGGTTTGAGCTTGTTGATGGCTCGAACTCCCTCGAGATACAGTGGACCGAACTTTCCACTTAATCCTTTTCGTTCACCCGCCACGGAGAAATCGTTGCAGGGAAATCCGAAGCACAGTAGATCAATTTTATGAGGTTCGGTGAATTTACACTCTCTCACGTCGGCACAGAGGATTTGGTCCGCTTGGATGTTGTTGAGGTGGAGAGTGTCTATTGCATCCTGGTTGTAGTCAATGAGGAATGAATGAGCATAGGTTGCATTTTTGTATTGACACTCGTTTGCACCTAGGACAATGCCACCGGCTCCGCAGAAGATTTCGCCTATTTGGTATTTCATACCAACCAATCGAGTTCAGTTTTGACCTGGTAATTTGGATTGGTTTTGTCCCATACGAACCACGCGTAGCAGACTGCACTTGAGCGAGATTCGTCGACTTGGTTCTTCTGCATTGAGACTCGTTTGACGTGTATGAGGATGTCGGATGGTGGGTGTGATTGGAAGAGGTTCTGATAGCGTTTGAGGGACTCTACGAAAGCGATTCGCATAATCATGGCATAGCCGGTTTTGGAGTGTTTGATTCCGTTCTGCGTAAATTCGAGTGCGAGGTTGAAGGGTGGGTTCGTGATGATCCAGTCGGGTTTATCGTTGACAGTCACAGTCAGGAGCTCACTGGCGAAGTCAATTCGTTTCCATCCAAATCCCGCAGGGTCGTGGAGATCTGATGCGAAGGTTTCGCCAAAGGATTCCATGAGTACGTCGACCATGTGGCTTGCTCCTGCGGCGGGCTCCCACACTGTTTGAGAGTCTAGGTTGGTGTGTCGTTCATTGAGCCACTTCATAAACATGTGAGTAGCCGTGGGTGGAGTAGGGTAGAAGTCGATGACAGAATCAGTGTTTCTCCGTTGCATGACTGCTGCTGATGCTTTGTGGATTGCCATTACGCGTTCATCCACAAGTTGATGAATTCACGGATGTAGTCGATGTCGTAGATTTGCCAGTCAATGACTGAATCGCCGTTGGTCTTGGTGATGTCCACGTGGATGTAGTCGATGTCGTTTTGGTTGAAGTCTCTGTAGATCTGCTCGAATGTTTCGAGAGCCTGATAGTCGTTAAGGTTGCGAATGGTGTCGTGGTGATAGCCGTTGATTTCGTAAACAGTGATGGCGTAGATGTGAGGTGTAGGTGTACGTGTGGTGTTACTCATTGTTTGATTTCCTTTAGTTGAAAAAAACCGCGATGCCTGTTTCCAACATCGCGGCTTATGGAACACTTTGGACAAAGTGCGGTTAGTTCGATTTGGCGAGTTTGTAGAAGATCAGGTTAGGAACGTGAACGCTAGTATGGCTAATAAACCAACGCAAATGAATCCAAATAGGCACTGTTCAAACGGACTATCGCAAGGTGGTTCTCCATCTTTTCTAACAAGCATACCTGTTTCTTCGTCTATGATGAGTTCATTGCCAAGTATGTCAAACCACGTATAGTCACTATGGTTAATTCCAGCACCTTCCATTAGTTGACGTTTAGTCATGTTTTTCCGCATGGTTTAAATCCTTTGTGGTTAGGTAAATGTGCTGTACTTTGTGTTGAGTCGGTATTTCCATGCGTTGCGTTCACGAGTTGCTTTTCGTTTAGCCTGAGCTTCAAGGCGGGACTTCAAAATGCGTTCCAACCTTCGTGCTCTATACCTGTACTCGTGGAATCCATTCACGACATCATCCTGCAGGTCTAAATAGGTTTCAATTGCTGATTCAAGGTCGGCGATTGAGCCGCAGTTTCTACTGTACTCGGTTCGGTTATAGAGGTAGTTAGCGCGTTCTAGTTTGGTCATTGTGTTCTCCGTTAGAAAGGTAGTCGGGGCAGGTTGTTGAGTAGGTAGAGTTCAAAGTCGGCACGGCTGACGGTTGCGTTAGGGTAGTCCTGTTTGAACCATCTGTAGTTCTTATCTAAACCAACTGGATCGTCCGCTATTTGGTGTAGGCGGTGTGCTTCTCCCTCTTCCAAATAGATGCTCCAGTATTCCTGTAGTTGTTTGCGGTTGGTCATGCTTATCTCCGTAGTTAGAGTTAGTTCAAAAGACTGTACGGATTTTTTTGTACAGTAGAAATTTAAGGGTTGTGAATTCATGTAAATCAATGAGTTATAGAGTTTGGACGCCGATTATGAAACCCAGTCAATATCGCCATTCTCGTAGTAGTCTAGGTACTCTAGAATCTCATCTAGGGACGTGGTTTCAAGCGCGTCTCCCTTTTGTACATAGGCAGGATGCGGGTCGCAGTCAAATGGAGTGTTCTTAATCCATTCACGGGCGGCGGCGTATCCAGAGGTCTTTTTATCTCCGTAGACGTTGAAGTTCTTAATGGTTTGTTTTCCTTCGTTCCAAATAACGAAATTAACTGGGTCAAGTTTTGACATGTTTTAAGTTCCTTTTCGGTGGTTAGGTTTGTTGCTTGATGATTAAAGTATAGGACATAAAAAGATGAAAACAAAATTCAGTTATGAGAAAGTGCTAGAACCCTTATCACCACTGCATTTTAGAACCTTCGGAATAGGTGAAACTTGGTCAATAGGTTAAAAATTTTGACTCGATTTCTCGCTTATTCATCACTAACAAGTTGCTCAAATCTGCTCAAAAAATGAGCAGATTGACTGCTTAAATATGAGCAACTGAATTGCTAATATTCCACTATGGAAACTGCATCAGTTAGTCAACGGCAAGAGGTGATTCGAAGTGCTTTGAGTGCGCTCAAAGTTCAGCCACCCATTGTTTGTTCGGCATGGGCCGAAAAGTATTGGAGCTTGTCCAGTGAGACTTCATCTCAACCTGGCGCGTGGAAGCCCATGGCATACCAGTCAGGGATGTTGGACATAGCGACTCACGATGACATTCCGATTGTGATTCAGCAGAAAAGCGCACGTGTTGGATTCACGACTTGCAATGTGATTCTGACTGCTTACTATCACATTCAAAAGGGTCGCAATACCATCACGTACAACCCGAACGATGAACTCGCCATTGAGCATATGAAAGCGAGGATTAGACCTGCGTTTCGTGACGTGGAGATATTTAACGAGTACGCGACTGGATTAGGTTCGAGTTCGGTGGCTCGTTCGTTGACGTTGAACAATGGCACGATTATGAGGTCGCTGGGTGGAGCGAGTACCAACAATTACCGCGCCAAAGACGCGGATGTGGTGATCTTCGATGAACTCGATGGTGTCCCACAGAATCTAGGTGAGGGGGATCCCATCACTCTAGGTCGCATGAGAACCATGGCTTCGCCACGACCTAAATTGATCATGGGCACGACACCGACAATCAGTGGTGAATCTCTACTACAGAGAGAAATGGAAAGTGCTGAATTGGTGTTGAAGTTCAGAATCATTTGTCCCAGTTGTGGAAGTCGCGAGTCAATCGAGTGGGGAGGTGTGGATGCAAATTTTGGAATTCGTTATTCGCACGGTGATCCTAATTCAGCGAGTTGGATTTGTCCCACGTGTGGAGGTGTGCATGGATTTGAACATCAGTATGAAATGGTGGAGTCCGGAAGGTGGGAATCTGACGAAGGAATCTACTGGGACAGTGGGAAGTTTCGTAAGCATGGTAAATCCATTGAGATCGAGATGCCGCGATCCGTGGGCATGTTTATTTGGTCAGCGTATAACCACCGACAGGAGTGGTCGGAGATCTGCCAGGTGCATCAGGTTGCCGGAAACGACAGAGAAAAACTTCAAGCATTTGAGAACACGTGGCTAGGTTTATTTTGGGAAGATGACGTTGTTTCCCTAGAACCTGATCCACTGTTTAGGCGACGTGAAGAATATGCGGGTGTACCGGAAAATGTTCTTTGTATCACCTGTGGCATTGACGTTCAGATTGACAGATTGGAAGCGCACTATATAGGTTGGGGTCCAGGTGAGGAAAGTTGGTCATTGGATTACCGAGTCTATTACGGCGATCCTACTCAAAATCTAGTGTGGGATGATCTGATGCAGGACATTCATTTTGGTATTGAATTAGAGGGTGAAGATGCTGGATCAATGCCGGTGGTTCAAGCGATCACGGATACAGGTTATGCGACCATGGAGGTGTATCAGCAAGTTAGGCGATATGGTCACCGGGTTCTATTCCCAGGAAAAGGAATGAGCACTACAAGAGCGCCGCTTATTTCAGTGCCAAAGAAACGAGATAAGCAGCACAAGATTTACTTGGTCAACATTGGAACAATCAACGCCAAGGATGTGTTGTTTTTCCGGTTGCAAATGGAGAAACCTGGACCTGGATATATGCACTTTCCTGAAAGTGAGGTTCACGATTTCGATTGGTTTCGCCAGTTGACTTCAGAGGAAAAGGTAAGAGCTAAACGTCAAGGTCAGTGGACCTACGTTTACGAACAATTGCCGAACATACGGAACGAGGTTTTGGACTGCACTGTTTACGCATTGGCAGCTTACCGACTGGCACAGGTCAAGGGTAAGGTTCGTAAAAGAGATCGCATTGTTGTAAAAGGGGGATCACGAGTCAAGGTTGGCACAGTGGCAAATAAAGAAACGAAAATAGAAATTCGTGATGATGTTCAGAGACCTAGAACCAAACGTGTAAAAAGAAACTTTTTGATGTGAGTAAAATTTTGGTATGAGTCAAGTTATAACTTTGGAAGAATGTGAGCGACAGGTCGGAATTTGGAAAGATGCTTTAGAAGCGATTTCTGAAGGAAAAAGTTATCAGATTGGAGATCGAATACTTTCTTTTGACAGTACCGACATGGTGCGAAAAACATTAAACGAGTGGATCGCTAGAAAGAATCGTTTAGTGAAGAAGTCAAAACGTGGAAAAGGATTTAGAGGGATCGCAGGTCGCGCGAGTTTTTAATTGAGTTTTTTAGAAAAAGTCGCGCCAGGATTTGCATTGAAGCGCGAAGCAAATCGGATCAAGCTCAAAAATCTAAAACGTGTCAATGCTCGTTATGATGCTGCCGATCCTACGAGATTGGAGCGGAACAATAGGCGCAGGTTATACGGCAGGGAAGCCGCGACACCAGGTTTAAATACCATTGATCGCATTCGTGAGAGAGCGAGGGATTTAGAGCAGAACACCGCTACAGTACCGAGTCTGCTCAATCACATTTCCGTTGGTTTGATTGGCGAAGGTATTGTTCCTGAACCTGTTTTGGTCACTGCTTCCGGGGATCTGTTGCTTGAGGTTTCCGATCAGCTTCGTGAGCTTTGGCACGAGTGGGAAGAAGGTGGTGAAACTAGCGGATCGTATACGGAACTGGAAGCTCAAAATCTCACAGTTAGGAGTTTTTACCGCGATGGGGAGGTGATGCTTATTCACCATATCTCAAGACCTATGGCGAACTCAAGGATTCCGTACTCATATCAGTTGTTGGAATCAGACACATTTGCGACTGATTCGGACCATCCTAACGGAATCAAGTACAACAGATTTGGAAAACCAACTCAATATAGATTCAATACGAGTAGAGGTGTTTTAAATCCAAATTCGTATACGAATGTTCCGGCTCATAAAGTCAGTCACTTGATGAATCGAATTCGCATCGGTCAACGGAGAGGGATCAGTGCATTAGCTCCAATCATTGATGAAATCCACGATGTTGATGAAATTGATTCTTCCGAAAGGATCGCTGCCAAAGTTGCCAGCATGATGGCACTTGTGATTCATAAAGGTTCGACAGAACAAGAGTACCAGGACGCAATTGAAGATGATTTGGAACGTGATATTGAGTTTGTCCCAGGTTCGATTATTGACAATTTGGAAGTGGGTGAGCGTGCGGAGATCGTGGAGAGTAGGCGACCTTCGATTGAGCGTATGGAATTTCGCAAATCGATCTTACGTGGGATTGCTGGTGGAATAGGACCAGTTAGTTTTTCAAATCTTGCACGTGAATATGGTGGCACATATTCCAGTCAACGTCAGGAGTTGGTTGAGATGAAGGGAATTCAACAACAACACTGGCGCAGGTACGTTCAGAAGATAGAAGTCCCTAAGTGGAAATTTTTTGTTCAAGCATGTCAACTGGCAGGATTGGTGAACATTCCCTCAACTGCGACAGAACGTTCGATTTATTACCCTGATTACACGGCAGCGGTTATTCCGTGGATTGATCCTGCGAAGGAAGCATTAGCCTATAAAACCATGATTGAACAACAATTAGAAAGTCGCGAGTGGATCGCGCGTTCACGAGGTCGCGATATTCGTGAAATAATGAAACAGCAGGAAGCCGAGAAAAGTTTCTACAATACTCAAGAAGCACCCTCAACAAATTCAAATTTAAATAGCAATGAGTGAGTGCTGATGAAAAGAAAACTGCTCGCCGGAAAAGAAGGTGAATTGTTTCTTTGTTTAGAAACAAACAACAAGGGCGAGTCAGAAACTCACTTATACCTTTATGGCGAAGTGGGTTGGGAAATCCAATCTCATTCGTTAGCCGTTGCAATTGATGAACTTGATTCTGATGAATCCATAACAGTTCACATCAATTCCCAGGGTGGAAATGTTTTTGAAGGTTTTTCGATTTATGAAAAGATTCGGGGACATACTGGTGAAACCGTTGCAATCGTAGAAGGGCTAGCCGCGAGTATTGCATCGTTGATTATGTGTGGATGCGATAGTGTTCATGCGTATGAAACTTCCAGGGTGATGATTCACAAAGCATCAACCTACACGGCAGGTACTGCTGATGACTTACGGAAACAAGCAGATCGATTGGACGCCATCAATCAAACGTTGATTGAGGTTTATGGGAAGCGAACCAATCTGACTGAAGAAGAAATTGATGATGCCATGTCTTCGGAGACGTGGTACACAGGAATCGAAGCTGAGGTAATTGGCTTCGTTGACACTGTTTTAAACGTGGATCCGGCTAAAGAGGAAGCCAAAATGCCAGATAAAAAAATCGACTACGAGAAACGCGCAAGTGAGATTCGCAGTCTATTTGCTGAACACCCTGAACACGAACAATTGATGTTTACCTGCATAGGAAACATTGATCTGACAATGAATGACATTCAAGCCAAGCTGGATGAAGTTAAGGTTGAGTCGGAGCCCAAGCCCACCGATCCTGCTGAAAATGAGCCTGATTCGCCACAGAATAAAGATACTCCGGCGATTACTGCGGAAGCCAACGTCAAACGAGTGAACGCTATTGTGGCAGCATTTAAGCCACATGAGGGACATTCGGATTTGATGTTCGAGTGTGTCGGCAATGTGAATTGCACGGTTGACGTGGCGAAGGCTAAATTGTTGGATGCATTAGGCAAAGAAAGTGAGCAACAAGGAGAAGGTTTGAATAAACCCACTGTTGGGCCCGTCGGTGATAACTGGCGAAAGCAATTCGTTGGAGCAGCTGTTGAAGCGGTTCTACAAAAGAAAGGGATTGAACCTGAAAAGGATTCACCTTATAAAGAACTGCGTAACAAGTTTCGCAATCACTCGTTGCTGGATTTTGCGCGCCATTCTCTTGAACAAAAGAACATAGCGATTCATGGATCGAAACTTGAGATCGTGGCGGCTGCTTTTCAGCATGGCACGGGTGATTTCATTCAGATCCTAGAGGATTCCGCCAGGAAGTCAATGCTTCGCGGCTACACGGAGATGACCAGTTATCACAACGTCATTGCCAGGACTGGAAGTCTTATGGATTTCAAAGTCAATAAACTCGTTGGGCTGGGTGCTTTTGGCGATTTGGACAAAATCGATCCGCAGGGTGAATACAAGTTTGGAACTCTTAGTGAGTTTGGTGAGGACATCCAACTGGCGACCTACGGCAAACAATTCGCGATTACTCGAGAAGCGATTATTAACGATGATTTGAATGCATTCACGCGGATTCCCATGAAAATGGGTGCTGCGGTTTCCAGGATGTACGGAAATATGACTGCGGAACTTCTAGCTGGAAATGGTCGGAAATTGAAACGTGACAATAAAGCACTGTTTCACGCGGACCATAACAACACTGGCAAGTCAGTACCAAGCACTGACGCACTGGTGGCTGCTGACGTAGCCATGACTACTCAAGTTGCTGAAGGTGGAATCATCGTTGAAGCGATGCCGAGATATGTTTATTGTCCACGTAGATTGAAAGCACAGTTTGATCGAGTTATCAACTCTCAATTCCATGTAGGCGAGACACCGGAAAACAACAATTCTTCAGTGCCTAATGTTGCACCAAATCTGACGGTTTTGGGCGATCCTAGGTTGGATATGGAGGATCCACTTGCTTGGTACGTTCTAGCTGATCCTAATATGACCGACACTATGGAGATAGCGTTTCTTGACGGCGAGGAAACTCCCATGATGGAGCAATATCAAGAGAATGGTCGTGATGGATTGTTTTACAGAGTCAGAGCTGATGTTGGAGTCTCTGTGCTTGATTACAAGGGTATTTACAGAGGGAATAATTCCTAATGACTACACGATTTATTAGAGAAGGGAAGACTTTCAATCATCAATCTTCGGTTGCAGTTGCTTCCGGCGATGTGGTTGTGGAAGGTGCATTGGCAGGTGTAGCCACCGATCCTATTGAAGCCGATGGGACAGGTACAGTTGCGATCAGTGGTGTATTCGCACTTCCGGCGGATGAAGCTACTGCATTTGGTTTAGGTGCGAATTTAGCCTGGGACGTATCCGCGGAGAAGTTGATTTTGAATTCATCGGCGGCAGCTGGGGACGTGGAAAATTTCGGCAAAGCGGTGGAGGCTAAAGAGGCTGCTACTGGTGAAGCTGATGTGCTGCTTACCCCAGAGGTTCAAGCAATCAAGTAATGCCGAGTTATCCAAGCATCACTACGAAGTTGGTGAACAAATTAGGTTCACCAACTTCGATAGCAGGTAAGCAATTCAATGCCGTATTCCGACAATATTTCGAGTATGGAGGGGGAGATGATGATCCTTTTCAGAACCCGGAAATGTTGTTGAATATGAGCACGGATGCTTACGATGCTGAGCAGATGCAAACGGATGTCGAGGTTCATAGGATTGATGATGACACTCGTTGGTTAATCCGTGAACCACCGCACGTTCAGGATGGCGTAGTGATTATGCGATTGGTCAAAAAGGTTGCTTAAATGCCGGTTGCTTTGAATGTCGTTGGTCGTGAGTTGAAAGCATTTCAACAGGATCTAAAACGATATAACGATATCGAAGGTATCGCACTTGCTCGAGCTTCAAGAGATGCTTTGAAAAAGGTGCGCACTCAAATGATCAAGGACGTGTCTAAAGACATTGCTATTGCGACCACACCTGTTAGAGCAAGATTTGGAAAAAGAATCTTTTTGGACAAAGACGGCAATAACCGATTTACTGCATCTCTAGGATTGGCGACCAAGTACAAAATTCCGGTTGCTTATGCGAAAAATGTACGTGATCGAAGACCTGCTGGGGTAAAAGCAGTTGGACATCATTATCCCCATGCTTTTTTAATTGAGTCAGTTGATCCACGGAAAAAACGTGGAGCGGTTGTTCAGAGAGAAACCGTTTCAAGATATCCAATTAAAGATGTCACAGTTGACTTCATTAACGAATCTGATACCGCATTTCAAAAAAGCGGAAAGATCGCGGATGATTCCGTGGATGCCAGGTATCACTATTGGCGAGAAAGACTGTATTCGCAGTTCAACAAAAAAAACAATTCAGGATCGAAAAGCTCATTCATCCAAAGTTTGTTTACCAGTGGACTTTAAATGACACATATACGTCAGAAAATTGTTGAAGTTTTCGAAGACATTCTTATCGCTGAATTGGGTGGAGATAGAGTTTCACAAACATCGAAACCTATTGAACCTACTACAAGTGGAGTTTGCAAAGTGATGATTGGTCGCGAGATTGTGGAAACTCGTGATTACGATCCGCAGTCACCCGTTTATTATGATCGAACTGCGATGTTGGTTATTCTGATTGGAGTAGCGAATCCTGAGCAGACTAACCGATTTGTCCTGGATGAAATCAGCAAAAATATTGAGCACGCAATTGCCCGAAGTCTGCAGGATCAGATGTCGGATATTTATGACCTTGTGGAAGGTGTGAATCTGACTGAATATGTGGTTGATTTGGATGAAGGGAGTCGGCAGATTCATACTGGCACTCTGACCTATCAGATTGACTACACAACACTCTCAACTAACGTAACTGAAAACACGTATTAGGAGTTTTTAAATGGCGCTGAAATATGCGAAAAAGGGTGTTCTAGCAAAGACGGAAGTCACACCAGGTACTAGTCCAGATCCTACGGCGGCGGAAGATTCACTCGAAACTATTGGTTTTGATGTCACACCTATTGAATCCACAGTGGTTGATCTTGAACAGGATCGCTCGACATTAGGAGCTGCCGAACAGGTTTCAATTGGCAACGCCGCATCATGCACTTTTGGTACGTATATCGCGGGTAGAGGAACTTCTAATGGGGGAAGTGCCATTGTTCAACCTGGATACGATGCCGTTATTCAAGGATGTGGATTTCAAGGAAGATCGCAGGAATTCGACACTTGGGCGGTAGGTGATGTGTTTGCCGTTGGAGATATTACCAAAGTCAGCACTGATGGATTCATTTGCATTTTGCCACATACGGCGGCGAGTACAAATAATCCAACGAGTGGCGCGGATACCGCGACCTACTGGAAGCAAATCGATGCATGGGCAGCTAATACTGATTATGATCCTGGATATCTAGTAGTTGGGAATAGCAAGGTATATCGTTGTCATACGAGACACACGGCGGCGGCAGGATCAGGGCCTACTTCTGCGAATGGAGGTGTTTACTGGCACGAGTATGGAAATTCATATATATACCGACCTGATTCCGATAATCCTAAGACTGTTTATTTCGATGCGAATTTGGACGGCAATAAGCACGTGATCACTAGTGCACGTGGAACAATGACTGGAAGTTTTACGGCAGGTGCATTGCCACAGTATCAATTTACGTATCAAGGTTTCTACGTGGATCCTACTGCGAGTAAAGCACTGAATTACGATTACGGCAGATTTGAGACTCCAAGAGGTGTCACCAAACGAGATACGCCAAATGCATTTATTCATGGTCAAAAGGTCGTGATGAATAGTTTGAACTTCGATTGTGGAAATCAAATTGAAATCATTGATGAAATCAATGCGGAATCCATCGAATTGAACAACCGATCCGTGAGTGGAAATGCCGTTATTGAGATGCCCAAAGTGGATGTTTTTAACTGGTTCACTCAAATCAAAGGTTTGGTCAAAGATGGTTTGTATCTTCAACATGGTCCAGAGAATAACCGCGTTGAACTTTATGCTCCTAGAGTATCACTAGCGCCACCTTCGATCACTGAAAATAAAGGTCGCTATATGCTTGATATTCCTCTAAGATTTTTGCCCGACAAGGGTGATGATGACATCGAGATAAGGACACTTTAAGACTATGTTCAAGCTCCTAAGAAGCAATGAGTTTTGGTGGAACGTTGATTTCGATTGGGTAGGTGAAGATGGAGAGGTTGAGCGAGAAACAATTCGCTTTCGTTTTCTTAGGACCACGATCCAGGATTATCGTGAACGAGTTGACGCCATGTCGAAACGTAGGGCTGAATTGCCTGATGAAGACAAGCTGAAATTCGTTGTTGATTTGGAGCTGATGTTGGAGTTGATTACTGACGTGGATGAAGGTGTTGTAGTAGAGGGGATCACTGATACCAGGAAGAAAATCAGAACTCTTTTGAGTTACACGGCGATCCTAACTCCAACTGTACTTGCATATCAAAACGCAGTTATGAGCGGTGGACAAACCAAGGACGCCATAAAAAAGTAGGCAGGGGGTTGTTTGGTTTCCCCCTGTTAGATATGGATGAAGCAATTGAAATGGCTGAATCCGGTACACCAATCCATGATCCTGAATCAGTTTACGAACTGGATGATGTGGCTTACGATGGATTGAAGATGTTTCAATCGGCAGTGACTCAATG